TATTTCGCCGGCGTCCGTATTATTGCCGAGACCGTAGGGCAACTGCCCCTGCTCGAATACCGGAGGGTGGACCCAAGGGGGAAGAGCCGCGCGACCGACCGCAAACTCTACTCGCTTCTCCATGACGCACCTAACCCGGAAATGGCCGCCGTGAGCTTCAAGGAGTCCCTCCAGGGACAAGCGGTCACTTGGGGCAATGCCTTCGCCGAGATTCAGTGGGATGTCGAGCTCGGGATGCCTGTTGCCCTGTGGCCGCTCCGCTCCGATAGAATGAAAGTCGGGCGGGACGAGAAGACCCGCGAGATTATTTATGTTTACACTCTGCCGGACGGCACGATAGCCAAACTACCGGATTATCGCGTCTGGCATATGCCGGGGTTTTCATTTGATGGACTTATCGGTTATGACACAATCTACCTGGCACGGGAAGCAATCGGCATGGCGCTCGCGATGGAAGAATACGGTGCCCGGTTCTTTGGCAACGGCGCTAATCCCGGCGGCGTCCTTGAACATCCGAATAAAATGTCAAAAGAAGCTCAAGACAACCTCCGCAAATCCTGGAACGAAATGCACCAGGGGCTCGAAAACCAGCACCGCATTGCCATTCTCGAAGAGGGAATGAAATATCAGCAAATTGGAATACCTCCGGAAAATGCCCAGTTCCTCGAATCCCGCAAATTCCAACTGAACGAAATCGCCCGGCTGCTCCATATCCCGCCGCACATGCTGGCCGACCTCGACAGGGCGACCTTCTCGAACATCGAGTATCAGGGCATAGAGTTTGTGGTCTATTCGATGGCGCCGTGGTTTACCCGCTGGGAGGAAACCTGCAATAGAAAGCTGCTACTCCCCAGTGAAAAGCCGGTCTTCTTTTTCGAATTCCTCGTCGACGCCTTACTCCGCGGCGATTCGGCATCCAGGGCGGCGTTTTACAAAGAACTTTTCTATCTCGGCGCTCTTTCTCCGAACGATATTCGCGACAAGGAAAACATGAATCCAATCCCTGATGAGGGCGGCGATAAATACTACATCCAGGCGAACATGCTGCCGATGGAGATGGCCGGGAAAGTACCGCAGACGCCAGTTACACAAAAAAATGCCCTCTTCAGGGATGCAGTCAGGAAAATCGCCGAACGGGAGAAGCAGGACATACTCAGGGCGTCGCGGAAATATGACGGCAATTCTTTTAAGGCGTGGCTCGCCGATTTCTACCGTGACTTCCCGGACTTCATAGAGCGGCAAATCGGTCCGGTTGTCGGCAATTCAAAGGATTTCACCACGAATTACATCGGCGAATCATTAAAGTCAATCAGGGAAATAACCCCCGATACGGCAGAAACCCTGCTTACCGGGTGGGAGCAGAAGCGGGTTATTTCTCAAGAAATGAATGGAGGCGCGATATGGGCGCAATAGCAGTTCATCATACGGCAACGTCGACGAAGGCCTGGGACGGCCCGGGTAATAAAGCAGCCTTAAAGCTCGACCAGGATTTGGCATTTTATAGCCGCGCCTTCGCATGGCGCGACCCGGAGGGCGACGAGAAGAACAAGTCGACCTATAAGTTTATTCACCACGACGTCGACGCGGGCGGAAACCCCGGCGCCGCCAACATCAAAGGCTGCCAGTCCGGCATCGGCGTCCTCAACGGTGCAATGGGCGGAAGCAATATCCCGGATGCCGACAGGCAGGGCGTCTGGCGCCATCTTGCCGCTCACCTGAAGGACGCTGAGGTGACACCGGCAGAGCTAAATTCGATAAGCATCGGCGAGCTGGAGCGGCGCTGTTTTAGCGTTAGTGAACTCCGCTTTGCCTCCGGCGCTGATAAGAAACCGAAGTTGACGGGGTACGTCTCCTTGTTCAATAAACCGTCAGAAATAATGGGATTTTTCAGGGAGAAAGTCGACCCCGCCGCCTTTGACAATACCATCCAGACAGACGACATCCGGGGGACTTTCAACCATGACCCGAACTATGTTTTCGGCCGGAATAAAGCCGGTACGTTGACGCTGGCCAAGGATTCCAAAGGCTTAACTTTCGAGGCCGAACCGCCCGATACTCAGTGGATGCGCGATTTCGCCGTCTCCATCGACCGGGGCGACATCAACCAGATGTCCTTCATGTTCGAAACAGAAAAAGACTCATGGGATTTCACTCCAAAGGATTATCCCATGAGAACCCTACTGGACGTGACGCTCCATGACATCTCAATCGTCACGTTTCCGGCATATCCCCAGACCTCCGTGAAGGTCAGGGACTATCTCAATGCATTAAACGAAGCCAATGAAGAGTTGGAGCGCAAGGGGCCCCTTACGCAAAAAGAGGCTGAATCGTCTCTGGCAAGGCAAAGGCTCAACTATAGGTTCCCGTCAAAATAATAATTGAGGTGAAAACAAAACAATGAACGCAATGTTACAGGTAATGGATTACCGGAAGAAGATTACGGAATTCCGGGATGAGGGCAACAAGCTCTTCGAAAAGGCCGATACCGAGAAGCGCGTTCTGACCGAGGACGAGCATAAGAAAATTGACGCTCTCAACGCCTCCATCGACAGGGAAGAGCGGGAGATGAACGATTTTATTAAGCTCAACCATATCCCGGAAGACCAACTCAGGAACTACGAACCGAACAAACCGAACCCGGGCCGGGCCGCCGATGAGCAAAAAGCGGAAAAGCGCGCCGCCTTCTTCAGATACATCAGGGAAGGACGCAACGGCCTTAACAAAGAGGAACGGGCGCTCGTCGAGGATACCAGCGGCCTTTACATGATGCCGGAAGACCTCGAAGCCGAAATCTACCGTGCCCTGCCGCAACTCAACGTCATCCGCCAGCTTGCGACCGTCCGCCCAACGGTCCGAGACAAAGTCCGCCGCCGGTCTCTAACCGAAGTATCGGTCGGATGGGGCAAACTGGAAACGGGCACGGTCGTCACTGAGTCGACGATGACACCCTCCCAGGACTATATCTATGTCGAGGACATGAACGGCCTCACCAAAATCGGCAAGGACGAGCTCCAGGACTCCGACGCGGCTCTATCGGCCATCATCGCCGATTCCTTCGCCCGCGCTATCGCCAATGCGGAGGCAAAGGCATTCACCGTCGGCACTGGGCATACCTATAATCAGCCGGACGGCGTGACGCTGGATGCGACAATCATCAGCACCTATACCGACCTGGCCACCGCCGACACCGCCGTGCCTGACGACCTTCTCGGCATTGAATACGAGCTGCCGGCGCAGTATCTTGCCGACGCTTCCTTCGTTCTTCACCGCAAGGCGGAGGCGATGGTAAGAAAGGCCAAAAATACCTACGGCCCCTATCTGTGGCAGCCGTCTTTGATGGTCGGGGCGCCGCGCACCTTCGACACCTACCCCATTTACAACCAGAACGACATGGTCTACCCCGCCTCGACCAATACCAACCGCTCCATCGTCGCCGTCTTCGGTAACTGGAAAGCCGGCTATGAAATCGTCGACCGGCTGGGAGTGACCGTCCAGAGGCTCGACGAGCTCTATGCGGAAGCCGGCCTCATCGGTTTCCTGGTCCACTTCCGTGTCGGCGGTGGCGTTGTTCGCCCCGATGCCTTCCGCGCCCTGGACAACAGCACGTAATCCTGACCAATGGGGAATCAAGGGGGAGGACGAGGTGCCTCCCCTTAATTTTAAGAGAGGTAAAAAGAAAATGACAGCAAAAATGGCACGAATCTATATCCCCGGGGTGGGAGATGCAGAGATAGCCTATGAAGGCGGAACGCCTTATAAAGCAGATAGCCCCGACCCTGTTACCGGGGGATTCCCTTATCCAATAGGGGCAATACTGACTCTGGGCAACCGGAAATTCGCCTATTGCTCTGCCAGTGGAACGCAAATCCCCGATGTCGGCTCTCAGATTGGCGGAGTCCAGGCAGTGGCAAATTGCGCGGTACAGGCAAATTACGCGGCAGGGGTGACAACCATCACCATCACTGAGGCAGCTACTGATGGATGGGCGCATAATGGCCTCATTGCAAAAGACGAACTTAAGGGCGGGTGGATAGTCGTCTTCCCGGCCGGCGGTAATAAAAAATTCACTCGTCAAATTGTTCACAATTCTGCGTGCACGATTAGCCAATCCAATACCATGACCGTTGAATTGGATTCGCCCACTCCTGTTGCTATCACAACCGGGGCTTCCGCGGAGTGTATGCACTCGGAATACTACAAGGTCAAGACGGCATCCAGTCCCGTTGCCAGTACCGTGTGCATCCCGACCGTTGCCGCAACGGACGGTCAGGGTTTTTGGGGCTTGATTGAGGGGGTTGATTGGGTGGCCCCATCTGCTGGAGTCGGCAACTCGGCGCATGATAAGGAAATCGTCTTTATCTATAACGGGAGCATTGCCGAACATGATTATTCTGCCGCTTACGACACGAAACAACAGCACGCCGGTTTTGTACTGGCGAATGCCTACGGCGGCACCCAGGGTGCCCCGTTCTGCAAGTTCAGGATATAGGAGGGGTGAAATGCAAGAACCGCAAATTCCCCACGACCAACTCTTAGAAGACCTGAAATCTGTCGGCTTGCCCGAACCGGCCACAGTCGCCGTGAAATCAGAAATATCGGCCAAGGTCAAAACTGGCGTCGGCGTACTGATATTCGAAAACGGCATATTGGTCGGCATCGAGAAAGAGATAGTTCCAGGCATAATCAGCCCTTAGTTCTCTGAAAGACAGGGGCGAGCTTTAGCGGTTCGCCCCTCGACTTCAGGAAATTAACCGATTCGGAGGTATTGATATGGCAATCAAAGTAATATCGAACAGCACTGAGCACGCCGGCTTTAGCGGAGATTACATCGGTCTGTCCACTGATGTTAAACCTACTGTAGCGGCTCATCCGGATTTGCCCGCTCCCGGCATCGGTTCGAGGTTTTACGAATACAATACGGGCTTATGGTATATCACGTACGACGGCACAAACTGGGTCGCTGCGGGTGAAGCAGCAACAGGAATTAAAGTCGTGGAGACTGAACTCCTCGCCTGGCAACTTGTCGCCGCCGGCGCACAAGCTAAAAGTTCCGCTTTCAGTTTAACTGGTAAAAAGAAGCTCTCCGTTTCTATCGAAATCGGGCGCACCGTAGCAACCGCGATGGTAGGGACTGGTCCGGAGATAAGAGTGCTCGCATCGATGAAAGACTCCGGTGATGACGCATGGTTTCCGCTCGTCTCCTACGTGGGGGATATTGGAGGGGCGGCGACCATCGCCACTGACGCCACCGAAGCAATCGGACAGACCAGAATTGAAACTGGTGCGACCTTACCGGCGGTGGGCGATTATGTCTTCTTCTATAATTCTTCTGATGTCCCAAGTTCAGAGATGTCTAAGGTAATTAAGATAGATGCTACCGGAGGTTCGGAATACTTCGACATTCTTCACGCCTTAACCTACGCTCACGCTTCGGGTAACTACTTCAACAAGGGCGAAAAAGCCGTGTTCGTAATCGATGTCGAGGCAATAAAACGAATCGAGGTTATCTGTAATAACAACAACGGCTCAACAAATCAGGCAATCTGCACGAGAGTATCTTGCACAAGCGTGAGTTAAATGGCAAATGAACAGATTTTAACCAATCGCCCTCTCCCTGGCGCTCGTCTTAATATGTCCCACCCATTAACAAAAGGTCTTGTCGGTTGCTGGCTTTTAAATGAAGGCGGTGGTCTGAGGGCGCTGGATTTATCGCCTTACCGGTATCATGGTACGCTGATTGGTTTCGATAATCCACCCAAGAGAGCCTTTAACGGATTGAGCTTTAGCTTATCCTCCGCCAAGAACTCTACTCCTGATTGGCGGGCAGGCGACTCTCAGGGTACAATCGGAGTCTGGTTCAAAACAAATCAAAACAGTAATCAGACATTATTCTGCTCGGCTGATGAGGAGAGTGCAACAAGGTTTTTACTCTTTGAGATATTGGTAACTACGAGTTTACTCCAGGTCAGACAGTCGAATGATGATACCGAAGACCTTGTGTATGGTTCTACAGCCGTTGCTGATTCCAAATGGCATTCTGCCTTCCTGACGTCTACTGGTACAGCATGGGCTATTTACCTGGATGGGATAGCCGAAACTCTTCATCAGGGGACTGGTTCTAATTCGGGTGATTGGTTCGCTGATACTACACTCAGAGACAACTTTGTTGTCGGCCAGCGAATCCGCAACACTACTGGGGGTTCTTTTATAGGTCAAATTGGACTGGTTGCTGTCTACAACCGGCCTTTATTGCCACAGGAAATACAGGCTCTTTATATATCTCCTTACTCTCCGCTCGGCACAAGGATGTTTATATAGATGACAGTCTATTTGCATTACTCCGGCCCCGCCATTGCCGAAATGCTGAATAATGGTCAACTTACGGAGATTTATGCCTGACTATAACTACAAACCCGATAACGATGGGGTAACGGCAACTCTCGGCGATTGGAACCGCCATACATGGGCGGCACTTTATGCAGAAACAACAGCCCCAATAGTTGTTCCAAGTTTTGGATATGTTTCTGTTTTTTATGGCGGAAGTGCCTCAAAATATTCAGGGATGTACTCAACAATAGTTGGTTTTCGGGTTGGTACTCTACCAGCCGGGCCCATAATGTCGGCGAAAATCAGGGTCATGGGACAAGCAGCCAACACATACACAGGGACAGTTCCCTCAGCAAGGTGGATATGCGTCTCTCCATCTGCGTCACCTACTATCAATGATACAGATTGGAAAAACTGGGTCGGGGGTATTCCTGTTACAGACGATAACCTTTTTTCTGATATGGTTGCCCAAACTTGGCATGAGTTTCCAATAACAGATATAACCTGTCTCGTTCCAGACAAGGATGGCTACATCTGGTTTTATTGCATTGATAATTACTCAGGAGATAATGTTACTCCACCGGTTCTTGCAACAGACGGAGAGTTTGACTTTAGTTTCCAAACCTATGAAGATGATGAGAACGATGCTCAACTTGTTATCTCAACAGCCCCTCTAATTATTGGGACTTCGAAGGCTCACAATCTTAGCGGCTCATCTAAGAGGATATAAATATGACGACAATTACGATTGCCAAAGGCGATTACGGAAAAGCCTTGTCCTGGACTCTATATCAGGCGGACGGTGTGACACCGTTTGTTCTGACGGGTTATGCCGTGAAACTCAACGTCTGGCTTCCGGGAAAACCAGAATCGCCCATTCTCACCGGCGCTTGCATAGTCACTCCTGGAGAGAGTGGTGTGGCCACCTATACGATTGCCAGCACCGATTTTGTCACGCCAGGAACGTACTGGGCGGAATTTGAGGCGACAAAATCCGGGGAGAAAACGAGCTTTGAAACTTTCGAGGTTATTGTCGAGGAGAGCGTCTAATGGCGATAAAAATAGTTACGGCCCCGACCGCCGAACCGGTGACTATTACCGAAGCGAAATCTCAGCTGCGCGTTGACATCGGTGATGATGATGCTTTTATTGCTGAACAGATAAAAGCCGCCCGAGAGGATTGCGCCTCATTCCAGAACCGATGTTATTACACCACGGTTTATGAACTCTGGCTCGACGAGTTTCCGGAAGACGACCATATCGATATACCCTTGCCGCCGCTCCAGGTGCCGGTAGTAACGGCCGGTGCGTTTGTTATCGGCATGACTTACCGGATTCTGACCGTGGGGACGACCAATTTCACCCTGATTGGCGCGGCGGCGAATACCGCCGGCACCGTTTTCACGGCGACTGGGGCGGGGAGCGGCACCGGGACGGCGACAGCCTCCGTCATCATCAGGTATTACGGCACCGATAACACTGAATACGCCATGTCCGGCGCCGATTATCTGGCCGATGACAAATCCGAGCCGGGGCGGGTCGTGCTGGCCTATGGGTGTCAGTGGCCTTCGACTTCCCTCCGGACGGCCAATGCCGTCTGCATCACTTTTACGGCCGGATATTCTTCCGTTTCCGATATTCCCCAGGTAGTAAAACAGGCCATCTTGCTACTGGTCGGCCATTACTATGAACACCGCGAAAGTGTCACCGATAAACAGATGGTGGAACTCCCCCAGGCGGTGGAAAGCTTACTGTGGAAGAACCGGGTGTTTTAGATGGAAAGCGGGAAATTAAGACACAGAATAACATTTCAGATGAACACGCCTACCGTCAATTCCACTGGTGAAACTGTCGACACCTGGACTGATGCTTTCACGGTTTGGGCGGCAATCGAACCCCTGACCGGCAGCAGGTTATTCCAGGCGCAACAAGCCAACTCGGAGGTCAAGGGCGTCGTCCGCATCCGCTACAGGCCGGACGTTATTGCCACCATGCGGATGATTTACGGGTCGATGATACTACAGGTTGTATCCCTGATGAACACCGCCGAACGTAATGAGCAAATCGAAATACTATACAAGGAAGCGCTGGACTAGATGTCTATCTATCTTTTGGGCTTGGAAAAATTAGAGAGAAACGCCAATAAGCTAATCAAGGACGTCACCAGTGGAAAGACGAAGCTGTTGTTAGAGGGGGCAACTATCATTAAAGACCGGATAAAAGAAAAGGCTCCGGTTGGTCCGCCGACTGATAAACACCCCGGCAGCTTAAAAGCGGCGGCTTATGCCAAAGCTTACCCGGCGACAATGGCTTATCCGGCATCTGCTTTCGCCGGCATAAGGCCGCGAGCAGCCCCTCACGGTCATTTGGTTGAGTTCGGGCATGGGGGGCCACACCCGGCGCCGGCGCACCCTTTTGTCCGGCCAGCAATAGACGAAACTTTACCCCTTGTCCATAGACATATCGAGGAAGGGCTTAAAGAGATAATCGAGGCAGGCGGATAGATGATTATCGAAACGGCAATTCAGAAAGAACTATCCGGGACGGCGGCGGTGTCCGCCCTGGTATCAAACCGCATCTATTTTGTAAAGGCGCCCCAGGACGTCATTAAGCCATACATCGTCTTTTTTAAGGTCTCGGCGCCGCGGGAGCACACGCATGACGGAGCAGCCGGCCTGGTAGAAGCCCGTTTCCAATTCGATGTTTTCGCCACGACTTATATCGCCGCTAAAGCAATTGCCGGTCAGATACAGGCCATTCTTCAGGGATATTCCGGTACGATGGGTGGGGCCGGCGGCGTCTACGTCAACGGCTGTTTTTATGATGATGAACAGGACCTGTGGGAAGAAGATACCAACCTGTATCACATCGCAATGGATTTTCTAATGTGGGTGAGCGAATAAATATTATTTCGGAGGAATATTAAAATGACCACAAGCGCAAAAAGTGCATTCGGGACGACCCTTACATGGAACGGACATCTGATAGCTGAAAGGGTCAATCACGGTGGGCCTGCTATCAAGGTCGATATGCTGGATGTGACCAGCCACGATTCATCCAGCAACTTCAAGGAATTTGTCGCTGGATTGAGAGATGGTGGTGAGTTCACAATAGAAGGCAACTTTATTTCGAGCGATACCAACGGGATTGTCGCCTTCATCACCGACCTTAAGGCAGGCACCCCCCGGACAGTAATACTCACCGGCCCGACCGCCGCCGCTTTTACGTGGACAGCTACCTGTCTGGGTTCTGCCTTCAACATGACATACCCTCAGGACGGCAAACTGGGATTTACGGCAACCCTGAAGATTACCGGCGAACCCATTATTGCCATTACGACCTCAGCTAACCTGACAACCCTGACCGGTATTGAGCAGACCGGCTCGACTGCCCTGACCTTTTACCCGACCTTTACGGGCGCAAAGAAAGCATACAATGTCACTATCAATACCTCCTCGACCTTTATTCAACTCACGCCGACGCTGGCAGGGGCGACAATCGACATCACGACTTCTTATGATAGCTCCAAACAGACGGTTGCAAGCGGCGCTCAATCCGGCGCTATCCCCGTCACGGATGCGGCGGTCACCGTCGTCACCCTGGATGTCAAAGAGACCGGCAAGGTGGCGAACAGATACACCCTGTACATCTACACGCCTTAATTGAGTAATCGGTAATCAGGGGAGGGTTTCAAATTCCATCCCCTTGTTTTAAAAGGAGGGCTATGCCAGACAAACTTAGTCCCGAAGTCACTATCATGCTTGACAAAGAACGCCATTTGAAGTTCGGTTTCCGCGCTATGCGGGCATTTGAAAAAGAGACCGGCAAAAACCTACTCAAAATGAAGCTGGATATTTCAGAGTTTAATGCCACAGAACTCATGATTGTCCTTTGGGCTTGCCTTCTCCATGAGGATAAAACACTCAGCCTCGACGATGGTATCGATATCCTGGATAAAAGCGACCTTGTCTCGCTGTCCACAAAGATGATGGAGGCGATTAACGCCGCTGCTCCCGAAAAGGAAGAGGGTGACGGTGATGTCCCTTTAGCGGTGACGCCCCAGAAATAACGTGGCTCGACCTCTGGAGTTTTGCCAGACACAACCTCCGTCTTTCGGATGATGAGTTTCTCGATTTAACTTCGGCGCAATTCGATGCTCTGGCAAGGCGATATCGCGATGATGAAGAATGGCTGGATTTCCGGGCGGGGTTAATCTGCTCCATCATCGCCAACGTCAACCGTGATTCGAAAGCGAAACCAGAACCTTTTACACCGCAAGATTTCATGCCGGCACAGGGACGGAAACTGCAAAGGGAACTAGCCCCTGAAGATTTACTCTTGCAGATGCGCATCATGAATGCCGCGGCGGGCGGCAAGGAAGTGACGGAAAATGGCTAAAAAGGAACTATCATCTTTATTCGTCCGGCTGGGATTGGACGATAGGGACTTCCAGGCAGGCCTTAATTTTATTCAAAGTAGTCTGACTGGAGTTGTAAGCAAAGTAACTCTGATAGCTGCCGCGGTTGCCGTTGCCGGTGCTATATTTGAATTTGCTAAGACGTCAGTTCAGGGTTTTGTAGCGGCCGGTGTGGAAATCGGCAACATGGCTACTCAAACGGGCTTTTCTACCCAGGCTTTATCAAAATTAAAATATGCCGCTGACATATCGGGTGGGAGTCTCAACGATATCGGGATAGCAATGAAAGGAGTCGCCAATAGCCTTGAGACTGCCCGTACTGGGACGGGAGCGACCGCTAAAGCCTTTCAAGAGTTAGGACTGAACGTTACCCAACTAATGTCTATGTCACCAGAAGGCCAGTTTATGGCGATTGCCAACGCCATATCGGCGGTTGAAGACCCCACCATGAGGGCAGCTCTTGCAGTAGATATTTTCGGGCGGTCTGGCACAGCGTTGCTGCCGATACTGGATAATCTATCTATCAAGTTGGGAAATGCTAACAAATATGCTCATGTTTTTACACCTGAAGAGACTCAAAGGGCCCAAAATGCCAATACCGCTTTCAAAAACTTGGGAACTAGCGCAACAAGCCTCAAAGATATATTGGGGAGCGATTTGGCACCGGCGGCCACCGTCGTGGCGAACGCCTTTGCGGACTATCTCGCATATCTTTCATT